CCATAAAGATTTGTTAGCGTCATTATTCACATCTCCAACCTCTAAGAAATTTCCTACTCTAACATTACCAGTGCCGTTGTCTAAAACTAGAATATTATCTTTTAATGTAGTTGAATCACCCTTAATACTTCTAATAGATACCGCTCCGGCATCCATATCAAATTCCATCATTCTATCGTCAGCAACTCCTCCGTTATCGCCTAAAATTAAAGTACCTCCAGTTGAAGAGGCTATATGTAAAGTACCTCTAGGTGTAGTAGTGCCAATACCAACATCACCATCAAGATAATAAATATCTACACCATTTACTGTCCATTTACTAGGAGAAGTTATAGTTTCTCCATCACAAGTTATGCCAGTTCCTTCCACTTCTGAACAGTCAAAACCAATAGCGTCCCCAGTAAATTTAATTCCGGTGTCTGCGGTTGCGTTAGTATAATCTGAAAAGTCTATTTGTGTACCGTTCCAAACTCCGGTTACAATAGTACCGACGACTGTTAAATTAGGTAAAGATGTAATGTTGGGTAGAGTTGTAGTGGATGATTCAAGTTTATCATTATTAAGATTCTCAAAGTTTGTGTTTATAGTGGCCCGACTTTCTGATATTAAATCAGTAGCGTTAATCGTTGTTATATCTGCCCCTAAAGGAATTTCCGGTAACTCATAAATTTCCGCCGCATGGACGGTTAGTGCGAAAAAGAATATTAAGATAGATGTAAAAATATATTTCATATTATCTATTCCATAATGTATTAGGGCTAGAAAAGCGATTACTCCATACTGTCAAGGCTAAATCTTGCCATGCCACAGTTAACTCCTCCCATATCATGTCCGCTTCTTGCCAAGTCATTCCTAACCTTGTTAAAAAGCGTCTAGACCATGAAGTATCGGGACTAGTTAATCCCCCGCTCCAAGTTGTCTCGGGATTAGTCATTTTTTAAGCAAGCGTACCCGGATAATTAGCTGATTTCCAAAGAACCGCTACGTTAGTTTGACTAGTTAAATTTAAAGTAAGTCCTTTTTTGCATTCAACATCATAAACGCGCTCACCGCCGTTAGCAGTCATTAAAGCATTGCCTTCTGCGACGTCTATTATATTACCATCACCATCAGTTTTGCTGTCGCTTATTTCAATTACTGAACTAGCAACGTCTTTACCGATTAAAATGGCGTGTAAAATGCAATTTAAAGAACTTATTACTTGATCATCTCCTTCTGAATCAAGGTAAGTTATGTTCCAATTCATATTTTTAAATTTAAGAATAAGTCCCTGCCCGCCTTTTATTGACGGACAGAATTTATCCTCAATTACTAATTACTGAAATATATCAAAGAATACGTCTATATCTGTATCAGATTGTCGCTGGAAAGTAACCTCGGCAAAATCACCTGACGGAATTGCTAACGTACTAGTAGAATTATAGATATCCATACCAGTACCGCCTGCGATAGTTAAACTAATAGCAGTCGTTGTAGCATTCTTAATGTGAATTGTGCGAGTATCGCCAGCCGTAGGTACTAAAGCAGAAAGAGTAGAAGTGGCCGGTAGAGTCAATGTAGTCGCTGATACGTTCATGGTATATTCAATTACATTTTCAACATCAAAGTCAGTAGCTAATAAAGTTTCAGTTGAGTTTAATGTCGATGTAGATCGAACTCCACCACCTTGTGTGAATGTACCAACATCAGAGGCTCCGGTAATTGTCAAAGTTCCGGTAACCGCGGTATTGCCTGTAACGGTTAAAGCGCCACCCATGGCAACTGCCATAGTACCGCCATTAACAGTTAAAGCGTCTCCGGTCGCACCAGCTTCTTTAATTGCTAAATCACCTTCTACTGTCAAAGCAATATCTAGAGTTGAAGTACCGATACTAGCAAAGCCGCTACCTGCATTTAATAGGAAAGCGTAAGCATTTCCAATTTCGCCAATTCTTACATCTCCGTCAATATCTAAGACATAAGTACCTGATGGGGTAGTGGTACTAATACCAACAACACCACTGCCAACATCTACTAATAAGATACTGTCGTCAGTTGAAGTACCGACGTTTAAATCGTCAGCTATATCAACGAAATGTCCCGGTGTAGTCGTACCAAATCCAACAAAATTAGTAGAGGCGTCAGCAAAAATAAGATATTCATTTTGCAAGCCTTCTACTCTAAAGTCATTACTACCACTATTCTCATTAACAACTAACGATCCGTTCATTGTCGTAGCGCCAGTTGTGAGAGTTGTTACAGTAGATGCTCCGGTTACGTTTAAAGTTCCTGCTATCACCGTGTTACCAGTAGCGTTAGCTACAGTAAATACATTAGTATCAACTGCTATGCCAGCGTTTAAATTGGCTAATCCTGTGACTGCAAGTGTGCTAGAGAGCGTTGCGGCGCCAGTTAAGGTTGTAGCACCAGTAACGGCTAAAGCACCTCCCATGCTAACGGCTAAAGTTCCACCATTAACTAAAAGGGCTTGTGCCGCGCCTTCTTCGGCTACTCTAAAATCGCCGTCAATTTCAAAGGTAACAGTTGGCGAACCGGTAGCAATACCAATTCGATCATTACCTGAATCCATGAATAGCATGTGAGTTTCGCCGTCACTTTCAAAACGTGCGTTATAGTCACCTGAACTCTCATTAAAGATGAGAAATCCAGCATCAAGGTCTACATATCCGGCTGTAGTAATTCCGTCAAAGGTTGAAGTACCAGTAACTTCTAACTGGGTATCAGTAGAAGTTGCCGTACACCCAATACAAACTTTGTAGCCTACACCTGAACCGTTATTAACGGTATAGACCATTTCATTGTTTGTAATTGATGTCCAACCAATTCCGGTACCGCCGGCTACTGTATTAAGGTCGGTCCATGAGCCGTCTTCATTCTTCCATTGCATTGTTCCTGAATTATCCCTGATTCCATAACCAGTGCCACCGCCAAAATATATAATTCCGTCCGCGGCCATGGTTAAGGTAGTCCCACTAAAGCTTGTAACGCTAATTGATCCGTCGCCGTCTATGACAGTTGTCCCGTCAACGGAAATTCCATCAGGGAAATCTCTCTCACCGGGGAAAATAAGACCACCCATCTGTTCGCCTTCGTCCTCTGATTCAATCATTGATCTTATATTATCCAAGGTTATATCACTAATAGCGTAAACTGTTGTAGCAAAGCAAACTCCGAATAGGACTATTAACATCAAGGATATTTTTTTTAATTTGTTCATACGTTTATCCTTATACCTCTAAATAAGAGGCGTTATTAATTAAGTCCAATCGCTTGCGTCAATGCGGGTATCGATTAAAGCCCTAGTTCCTTGCTTAAATGCTTTAATTCCATACAAGGTCAAAGCTAACATGAATTTACCTGCGCGTAACTGTGCTTGATTAAATTGTACGCGAGGCATTAACTGAACTACTAAGTCAATCGCTCCTTCTTCTAAGAATAAGAAATGCTGTCGTTGTAGGCTCCAAATATTTGCCCCAGCAGTGAAGTCTTGAGATACAACAACTTCACCGTAACCAGCAATAGTAATAGCTGGATCAGCGTCAGTTGCCGCTACAAAGACACGTCGCAACTTTTCGCGGTCGTCTGCGGAAACGTCAATGTAAGTTGTAAGACCCGGTGTGCCAGTACCATTAATCAATAACACTATGTTATCAATCGCGGCAGTAGCGCTAACTCCGATTGAGAACTCACCAGCGCTTGCAGCAGTGCCGTTAGCAACGGCTGTTAAAACTACTCCGGCAATGGTAATAGTATCGTCAGCAGTCGGGATAACGCTAATATTTAAACTAGCTGAAAAAGGCGCGTGGTTATTCTTGTAGCATTTGAATCCGCCCCATTTTCCAATATATCCGTTACGACCTACTTCATCACCAAAATTGGTGTCCTTATTTGAAAGTAAGTCTTTAAGTTTTTGGACTGCGCGAGGTGGAAGCATTACAGCGCGCTTGTTATCGTCAACATCCCAATAATCGAGTTTAGCGGAAGCAGACGTAAACAATGGCCCGATATTAGAAGTTGTAAGCGCAATGTAATTGCCAGCAGTTCCGGCTACATCTCCGTCGTCTAAAGAAGAAGCAGCGTTTGAATACTGGTCTTGAACAGCGCCGTCCATTCTACCATTAAGACGTTTTTGCGCTATGTCTGCGTTAACGGCAGCCGCGTCCCACTTATTTTGAACTTTATCAAGATCATCAACGTAAGTAGGTACAACTTTAGCTTGGTCAACAACTAAGCTTTCATCAACTGGCGCAACATCCTGCGGGTCAACATCACTACCCTTAGTATAATCATCATCTTTTAATGATTGTGGGTAAGGTTTATGAGCAGTATCACCAATATATAAGTCGGCTTTAAGTTCAACGTTAGCAGTTGCCATGGCTACCATTTTTTTACTCCTATAAATTTGCATTCTTTTAGCCCAAATTTCGGGTGTGAATGCTGATAAATCATTAGCGGTCATAGAGGTTGTCAAAGAGTGGTAATTCTATTCCTTATCTTTCTTTTTAAGGACATCCATATCAATATTACGTTCGGATATTCCAAGATACCTTTGAAAGTCGTTAAATTCGTTTTCTTCCATATCAGCTATTTTTCCTGCTCTATCCTTTTCAGGTAAAGCAGAAATTTTATCAAATTTAACGTCAGTCATTTTTTCTTTTTTATTAGAATTACTTTTCTTATGATTATTAGATAAATTCGCGTTCTCTAGTTCCTCCTCGTCGACTTCCTCCTTTATCATCGCTTTGATTGACTTTGATTCTAAGGCTTTTAGTAAACTAACGTTTTTAAATTCAGCGTAATCTTTAATCTCCTTCTTTAATTCGTCGCTTAATTTAAGTTTACGTATTTGGCTACGGGCTTCCATATTTTCCTCTAGCCTTTCTTCGTCTACTTCCTTAGGTTCTTTCTTATTGCCGTCTGGCTCTTTGCCATCCTTGGCTATTTTTTTATAATATTTTTTACCTTTCTCCATGTCTTCAGCTTTCTTTCGGTGATTCTTTTTAGACTTAATAGCGTCGTGTAAATCCTGCTCTTTTTTAGCCATTTTATCTATCTTCTCTTTGTCGTCTTCTTCTGTCCATTCGTAATCCTTTTTAATGTTATCTCTAGTTTCCGTGATTATTTCCTCGCGTGTTTTATCTTCTGGTTTCATAGTTTTTTTGTGCCGTTTTGGCTTATTTGCCGTTTTGGCTTACTTAAATTAAATCCTCCATAATTCTCCTTACTTTAAGGCTTTAAGTTTATAGCCTTTTTCTTTGTTCTTTTTGGTGTATTCATCGGCTAAGTCCTTAAACTCTTTACCATGTTTATCCTCGCTAAATTTACGTACAACGTTTCCCATAGTATCAACTACGCTAATACTTGGACCGTTAGTACGCTCTACTTGTGCCGGTTTAGCGCCCTCTGCTTTTTCTACGTCTTTTTCACGTAACTCTACTGCGTCTTCACGAGTTTTTAGCTCCTCTTCGCTAGTTTCGACCTCTGTATTAAATTTTTCCCGGTCTTTTTCTAACCCCTCAGTAAGATTCTTGATTTTTTCATCAAGTTTTTCTTCTTGCTCCTTTAATTTTTCCTCTCTTTTTTCAAGGCCGGCTTCCATTTTTGTAAGCTGTGCCTCGGTTAATGGTGCATTTGGCATATGTTTCTTTCATTAGTAAGTTATATAAATTAGTTAATATGTCTACCTGTATTTGAATAGTCGTCTTTTTCAATGTCTTCTGCGCTTTTTGTTTCCACCCCTTCACCTATAATGCTACTTAATATTTTAACGGCAATGTATTGTCCAATAGTAAAAGGATCACGGTCTTTAAGGGCGTCTAGTTCTTCTTTAGTTATGGTTGAAGCGTAAGTAATACTACTTACTTCATCAATTTTTTCTAAGATTATGCCTCTTGAATGTTCATCTAACATATTAGTTTATTCTTAATTGTAATGTTTTAGCTACTTTTAATTCTTTTTCCATTGCTTTCTTTAATAGCCGGCCCCGGATTATGTTTTCTAATAATAAAGATTTTTCGTATTGTGCGGAATCTTTAAGTAAAATTCTCTCGTTAGCTTTGTTACGCCTTAATATCATTATTTGGTAATTACAGGTCTTATGAATATTCTTTATTTGTACCATCTGCCTTTCGGTCATTATTGCCTTAGCGTAGACTGCTTGAATCTCTTTAAACAAAGCGTCAACCATACTAAATTGACTGATTATTTCAGAATTTTGCTGTATTCTTTTGTCTTCAATTTTAAAGTCCATTATGCTGGTACCTCCTCTTTTTGTTGTTCTTGCTCTTGTTTTAGTTGCGGGATAGGTTCAAACTTTTCTTCGCTTTTAGGTAGGTTAGATATGTCTTTACCTAACATTTGATATACTTCCTCGATTAAAGCGGTACGTCGTACTGGGTCCGGTTCTAAATTAATTAAGGTTATTTGATTATTAACTTCTTTTTGAACATCAACGTTTTCGCCAGTTATTATTAGAAAGGAACGGTTTAAAACTCCGATATAAATATTATTTTTAACTTCAACTTCTGCGTTAGGTTTTTGTTTAAGTTCAGCTATTTTCTCCTGTTTAACGACTTCTTTTTGCTCGGGTGTTAAACGTCCTAAAGTTTCAATGTTTTTAATGAACCAACTATTAACGACTAATTCGTAATATTGATTCATGTATTTTATATCGCCGGTTAGTTTAACAATATCTTCGCCTTTCATTTCTTGTACTAATTGCGGTAAAATCCAATTCTTAATTACGTTCCTATAACCTAAAGCAAATTTTTGTCTAATGTAATCATGAAATTCGCCACCTCTAGTATCTAAAAGGTTTCCTAGTTTAAATGGTGTGCCCGCCGGTTGCGCTTCTCCCCTGCTTATTTCGGTACTCTTAGTTAAACGGTCAGCTTCGCGTATAAGTCGGTCCCACTCGGCAATGAGTTGATCCATATTTTGTAAGCGAACGTCAATTTGTTTTAAGTCTTTAGTCTTTATGATATCGCCACGTTGTAAATCAGTTAAGATATTTTGGGCTATCCTAACGTCGGATGAGCCAAATATAACTTGCGCGGCAAATTCTAGTCCTTTAGCTATTTGATTCCCGACTTCATTTGCTCTATTTTGAAGATCTAATAAGACGCTTATTAGTCCATCACGCCACCATGTATTTTTATAGCGTCCGCGATGCGCTTCCTCGTAAGGCATTTTTTTCATCTCTTTGGCAAAAAGTACGTAATCACTGCTATCGGTTATCTGACCGTCCATTGAAGCCATTACAACCATAGCTAGAACGTACTTGTTGTCGTCTGCTTTAGCTATTCTAACTTTCTGTCCCATTTGGCGTTGTAACTCTTTTAATTGATTAAGATTCACTTCGCCATTTCGTTTATAAAGTTCGTAATAAGGAACGGTGGTTGCTTCTCCACGTGATTCCTTTGTTTTTTTGATTTGAAATTTACGGTTTTGTTCGATTAAAAAGTCAATCGTTTTGTCATTCCAAATTCCCCTCATTTTAACTAAGTCTGATTGTGAATATTCGTAACGGTGGATGATAGGGGTTTCGTCAATGGTTTTGGCTAGTTGATTGATAATGTAAGTATTATTAAAATCGCATTGATCATATCCGCCTTTCGTTTTTTCCCATAAGATATTACCGTAAGCTGAAAACTTTTCTTTAGCGTCGTTTATTTCTTCACTCTCTCCGCTGTCGTTAAGATGATCGCGCATTTTAGCATTCATTAAAAAGATAGCGGTATTGTCGGCTTTAAAAGGCGACCATAAAAACATATTACTAAGATTAATTTTAGTTGACTTTACTTCGTCCTCTACTCTCGGGCTAATAATATCAAACCAATATTTATATCTGCCTTGACTGTCAGTGTTTCCGGTTTCATATACTCCACGGTCAAATAAGTCTAAAAGTTGAATATGGGCATAAGTGTTAACACTTGCAATGCCTTCATCAATTTCTGAATCTTTTTGAATATAATCTGAAAGTTCTTGTTCTATTAATCTTGGTATGCTAGGATTTTCCATTTTTTAAATAAAGCGGTGGCGGTTAACCACCGCTTTTATTACTTTTAAAGTTTCTACGGTTCTATTGGACTGATTCGTCGTCCTCATCTTCTTTTTCGTCGTAAGCGTCTTTTCTATCCGTAACGATAGCCATGGCTTTATTAGCCCACATTTCAACTTCATCAAGTTTAACGTTAATAACGTTAACTGGGCGTTCTACTACCGCACCAATTACATCACGAAGTTTTTTAGCGTCTTCTTTAAGCTGTTTAGCTTTTTCGAGAAATTGTTCAATTTTCTCTTGTCTTGGGTCAATCATTTTAATATAGTTAGTAATTAAATTCTATCAGCAACCTAGTTAGATTGCTGTGAGTAAAAATCCACATAAAAGAACGTAGCTTAAGCTGCTGATAAAATTTAATATCCTCTTGGTTTTCTTTTTGGCATAATGTTATTGTCCTATGCACCTTAGTTTATAATTCGCTCTATTTTGTTTTACTCGGCGTTTCATATCTCCTTCGCCTTCGTCGTCGGGCCTGGTAATCATCCTATCTAAGATTGAAGTTAAACGGGTCTTCTCATTAACGATTGGTTTTCGTCTAACAGCTAATTCTCTTATTCTAAATCTACGCTGTTTATTTGTTTCAAAGACTAATGGGTAAAACATATTATCGCTTTCCATAGTTCGCCCGGTTGCGCGCGTAACGGTCGTCGTTCTCCTCTTCCTCGTCATAATCTTCATCAAGTCTAAAACTGTAAGCTAAAGCGTCGGCAACGTTCGGCGAAGGTACATCACTTTTTAATAAAACTTCTTTTGGTATGATTTGTATTTTCTTTTCGTGATTAATCCTATACTTAATTACTAAAAGTTCTTTCCAGTCGTCGTATTCGCCTTTTAGCTTTCCGCCGCCTAATATCCATTCTTTAAGTCGCCAGTACATTTCAGAACGTCTGTTATAAAATCTAACTTCATCATCTGCCGTTTCGCCGGCTACTACTGGATAAACATAACTTGCTTTATCAGCTAAGATTTGAGATAGTCCATAACCTACACCGATTGAATCAGGAAACATTTCAACTAATTCGCCAGTGTCTTTTTTAACTTTATCCCTTGCAACTAAGATTCGTCCGGCATAACCTAGGTTATCTTTAGACTGATCTTTTAAAACAATTTCAGCTACTAGCCAACTTCTATGGATTAATACATTCCAATCTCCACCGCTACCCTTAACGTCAATGCCGAATTTATTTGTATAAAGATGTTCGCCTTCTCCGACAGCATTCCTTAACTCATCTTCGGTTATGAGTTGCATCCAGCCTTCTTTGTCGATTGCGTCTTCCATAGGAAACCATGCTCTATATAAAGTGTCTGCTTGTGGTTTTAGTAAAGCCTTTTTAATAAACTCGGGTTGATAACGTCCGTCTGCTAAACCAATCCGGTAGTCAATAAATATTTTCATAACCTCACGGTCGCGCCATGATGTTAAAAAATGGTTACGTTTAAAAGGGTTGCCAATTTTAAGATAAAAGTAATCTTTACCCTTACCAGCCATCATTCTGTAAACGCCTGATTCTACTTCATCTTCGGTTAGACTAGCTTCTTCAAAGATAACGTTCTTACCGCCAAAACCCATGATAGCGTCCATCATATCTTGTTTTCGGCGTCCGTCGGCGGATAGAATTGAAATAGAACTATATTTTTGTTTTGGTCCAATAATTTGAAAGGTAAGTTTTAGTTTAGACTTTTCTTCTAGTAAACGGTTCAGTACAGAACGTTCGCCTAAGTCTATGCCTATTAATTTATTTTTAAAATAATCATTTCCCGCTGTTGCTTTAATTACATAATTTAAAATGATTTTACCGCGTTTAGTGTCCGGCGCTACTACAATCCAATCTTCTGGAAAAGCCGATATTCTTGCTAATACAGCGCGGGAAAATGTTAAAGATTTCCCGTATTGAGTACAACTGCAAACCTCGCTTTCCTTGTACTGGCGTTGAAAAATGAGTTTAAATAGAGCGAGTTCAGCAGGCGACATTTTAAAAGGCGCGTCGTCTTCTTCTTCATTAACAAACATTTCACGAGCCATTTGCCAAATAGGGTCTTTTTTTATCTTCTGTATTTCAAATTCAATGTATTCGTAAAGTTCGTCTAAATTTTCATAAGAATTATCGTCAAGTTTCCATACTACTTTATCTTTAACAAGTTCTACTGGCCATGTTGGGTATATAAAATCACTTCGCATTTGCTAGTCTTTGTAGATTATCTTGAATGCCCTGTAAAGTTTTACGGGTATCTTCGCCTAATTCGGTTTCAATCTTATCTTTCATATCAGTAACGTTCTTAGCTGTAAAGATAGCAAAAGTTCCGTTGTATGCTCCTGATAGTCCGTTGGTAACTAAAATATTCTTCTGATACTCCTTAGCCCTCTTTAGGGCGTAGGAAAAGTCAGGATATTTTAGCTTGCCGTCTTTCTCGGCAGTTGACCATTCGTATAGAGTATCACGACAAACTTCAATGCTATTAGCAAATCCTTCTAGTGTTGGTAGGTCGCATGGTGCTTTAGTTCTAAAAGTTTTACCAAAAGCTTTCGTAATTTTAATTGTATAAGGTTTTCGGTCAAAGAATTTTATAATATCATTGCAAACTTCCGGATAATATTTAGGTGGTCGTCCGTTCGGTTTTTTATCTGTTTTAACAGATTTTTTTGACTTTTTGTCTTTCTTTGGCTTTTTGCCTTTTGACTTTTTGTCTTTCATATTATATTTTGAATAATCCCCTGTCATTCCGTACCCAAAAAGGACACGGAAGACATTTATGGCGGGGCTGTCGAGGCTAAGGAGGAGAACCTGACAAGGAATTATCCACAATTATTTATACTATGACATAAAAAAAGAAAACTCGTACGAATTTTCTCATTTTATTTCTTTTCCTACTTAATTTTAGCTATATATTACCAATCTACATTCTCACTCTTTCGTTTCCATTCTCTACGACATTGATCGCGCCATCTATAAATTGTACTATTACGGGGTACTTCAAATCCTCCTGTATGTAATAACCACTTAATGACATCAATAGTTAAATACATAGGAAATTCAGTAAAGCGTTGTTCTCTTAGCGCGCAGTATATTTCTACTCCTACTTTTCCGTACTTTAGTTTCAACTGTTGTTTTTTATCTCCTTGATTATTCATTTATTTTTGTTTAGCTAACTCCTTAAATAATTTTAATAGTTTATCTGCCATTGGATCAACTCCATACTTAATTCTTCCGCTTAAAATATAATTAATATATTCGTAAATAATTTCTTTAATCCTTATTAAGATAACCTTTTCTTCTGCAATACTATATAATAAACTGTCATGCTCTGCTGGTGGTAGTTGTTGTACATAAAATATTTCTTCAAAATAGTGTGAATCTTCCACAATTTCCCTGGGAATACAAATATTTCTTTTTTTTATTTCTGTTGGATGATAAAATTCTGGTGTTAAATTATTAGTAAAAATAGTTCCAAGTTTGATTCCTTGAAAATTAGCTTTTAATCTATAATGCATAACTTCTCTAGTTAGTAAATTATTTCTCCTTAATAATAACAAAGTTTTCGTCTGTTTTTTCCACTTCAAAACAACCCTTGCGCGGCAGTCCGTATTCAGTTACGTTTTTATAAAGATTAGCAAAAATAGTTTCCGGCTTATCGTCTTCGCCTTTAATGGTCATTCTAAAATAATCAAATATAGTTTCTTCCGGCTCGGGGCTTACTATTATTTTAGCGTACTGAATATCAATCTTAAGAAGTGGTCTTTTTGGCTTTATAATTGTTATTGACCCGCTTTTTTTAAGATTCTTAATGTGTTTGTTAAACATAAAATAAACTCCTAAACCTAGTCCACCAACCATAATAGCTGATCGGTTTTATAACCTCTTTAGTGTGGTGGTGGTGTTCATGTACTATCTTTTTAGTAAAAAGAGTAGTCCCTAATTTATGGATGCCTAACGCTTTTAACGTTCGGCGTGTTCTTATTGCTTGTCTAGTCATTTATTACCTCCTCCTTTATTACGTCTATTACGTCCTCACAGTCTATGTTTTTTAAGATAACTTTTTCTAATTCTTTGCCACCAAAGGTTAATTCTTCACAATTTTTTGCTCTTTCTACTATGTTTTTTACTATACTACTTTGTTTAAGAGCGGCGCCGTCGTTAGCGCCTATCGTATAAATATCACTAATTAAAATATAAAAGTCGTTAGCTAACTTTCTAAGGTCTAATGGTGCTTGTTTAGTTGGAGTGATTGGCGCTTCTACGGCTTTTTCCTCTACTTTAGGTTCTTCCACTGGTGTTTCCTCTTTAACTTCTTCTACGGGTGCTTCTTCGGCTTCTACTGGCTCCTCTGCTTCTTCTTCTCCCATAGTTTTTTCTTGCGCTACTTCTTCCGGCGCTAAGTTACCGCGTAAGGACGGAATAGCAATAACTAAAAACACTCCTAGTATTAATGCTACTGCGCAAATTTGAGTAAACTTTGGTAGTTTACCAATTTTCTCTAAAATGCTTTCTTTTTTTTCCGGTTGATCCGGCGCTTTGTACTCTTGATGTACTTGTGGATTTTCCATTTGTTTATTGTTATTAAATAAATTATTTAAGTAATTTACAAGGGTCGCTACCTGTCCATTCTATTACGTCTATTAACATACCTATCCTTTCTTTATAAGGGTCTAAAATAAACATATCGCCTATACTTTTCTTATATTCACAAATCTCATCTATATTTATTTTAACTTTTCCTGTTTCACCGTCCCAATAAAGTGTTTCAGGGTCATTCTCACTCTCTATTCTAAATCCAAGTGGTTTAATAATCTTTCCAGTATCTATATCAAAAAATTCAACCCATTCATCACTTCCTTTTTCTTTGACTTCTAAAATACCTTCACTTTCTTTTATTCCATAGCCTTCACCTACTTTATATAAAATACCTTCTTTATCGTTCTCTGTTAAATTTAACTTACATCCAGTAATAAATAAACTAATTACTAGGATTATTAAAAATACTTTTTTCATACTATTTAATTATTTTAATAAACAATACCGTACACAAAACAGCAGTAAGTAATATAGCAACTATAACGATTGGGGATGTAGTCCACATTATTTTTTCTTTTTAGGAATATATTTGTTAAAGGTTTTCTTTGCTTCTTTTTCATCTTCTACCTCTTTTAAGGTTTTCTCTCTTTCTTCCTTAACCTCTTTTTCATCTCTTTCTTTTACAAGTTCAGGATTTTTAATAATTGGTGATATACCATGTTTGTGCATTTTTTCTTGTACATATCCTATTCCTTCATTACTTAAATCAATTCTACAACAAGCACCTAGCGCACTTTGGCATATATCAATTAATTGCTCTTTTGTTAAAGTTTCTAAAACAGAATTATCCCCGGGGAGAAAATCCTAAGTGTGCAAAAATAAATCAACATCTGCCCAAGCACTTGAACCATAAGCTGGCGCACCATTTCTAAACCCATGAATACCTTTATAATTTTCTTTATTTTCAAAATTTGCGTTATCCATATTTATACATTATCACCCTCTAGGTGGGGGTGGTTAATTAACTCATCACCGCCTCTATAAAGAAGCGGAGGGAGGTAATTACTCTATTGACTTTCTCGCTAACTCTAAAGCTTCTGCAAGTGTGTTAGCAATCATAGTGCTACTATCACCAAATCTTGCATTAACAAGAAATCCGTTACTAGCTCTTCTGATTGTTACTTCTGTTGGTTTGTTTGATAAACTACCTACTAGCCCTTGCGGACTTGAACATTGGTCATTTCCCATACTTTTTTATCTTACAAGGCTTATTTGCCTATTTGTTTTATATTATTAAGTTAAATACTAAGAAAAGATATAAATGCACCTGCAAAAGCCCAACCACTATTATATTTAAAACCAAAATACATACAGGTTATAAATACTATTACTAGGCATATATCTTTCATATTGTTTAAGTTATTAATTCAAACTTTTCTAAATCACTCCATCTTTTAGGACTACAACTGTCATTATCTCCCTCTAAAGATTGAAATTGGATTATTTGTCTGTGAAAATTACCTTCACTATTTGTCCATTCACTACAATGATGCATTTCATCTTCTTCACCTAAGATTATATATATCCATTGTTTATTATATTTGTCGTAACATTTTATTTTCATACTATAATTTAATTATTTAAGTTATGAAGTTATTTTATAATTTTCATTAAAGTATTTTTCGTTTCCTCCGTATATAGCATAATGACAGTCTACAGTTTTATTAAAAAGTTTCTTTGATTTATTTAGACATTTATTGTAACCGTCAGAACATACTAAGATTTCATCATCACCAAAAAAAGCTACTCCACATTTTTTACAATGCCAAAAAAAGCAATGAGTTTCAGATACTTTCATTATCTTAGACTCTTTTTTTGGTTCTTTCTCTTCTTTTGTTAATTCTCTTACTTTTTCCATACTATAATTTAATTATTTAACTTTTGGATTAGTTGTATAAGACACAAATCCATCTTTAATAATATGTTTTTTACTATCAAATTGTTCTTTATCAAAACGTCCATGCCATTTATTTATTCTATGGTCGCAACCTGAACAAAGTTTTTTATCTCCCTCTCCAAGGCTACTCCAATAAAGACATAGAGCGGTGTTTTCTATACATTTACAATTTTCGCAACGGAATAATGACATAAGATTAATTTAATTATTTACTTCAAATACTTTTATTTCTTCTATATCAGTATAATAATTACGCATTTTGTTTGCTTCTTCACTTTGTATTTGTTCGTTTGTTCTGTTAGCTTCTTCTGGAAAATTAATCTTTTTAATAGCATTAATTTCTTTTGCAATTTTTGCATTATATTTACCTATAGCTATAATAACAGCGTCAATTTTATCATCATATATCGCTCCTTTGATAATAAAGGTTTCTTTGTTTATAATAACTATTAAATCAGGATTTCCCATATATTTTATATTCTAAATAAACAAAATTGGTGGGGAGATAATATTCGAATTTACTACCTCCCCAGTTTTTTATTCTCTTTTAAATCCTAAAGCATTAAGAAGAGGGTCAACTTGTTTACCTTTTAAGATTATTGGGTTATCAGTTCTGCCCCAAAATTTAGCTCCGTACAGG